CAGCCCGCCGGGGCTGCCAGAGCGAGAATAGAACCAACGGCAAAACCACCCACAGAAAGAAGCAAAGCCCTCAGACACGCGCTGTCGCGGTCTGGGGGCTTTGTCATGCAGCGATTTTGTTGAGGTCAACAGAATCGTGTAGCTGAAGTGCTGCGCCCGGCGGGTGCTGCACGTTCAAAGGGTTTGGGATGCTGCCCAACAAGTCCTTGCAAGGCAAGGGGCTTTGTACATACAAAGACACTGCTTGCAGCACCTGTGGTGGTACCACGGCGCACTGCTTGCAGGTGCAAGGCACATCATGCGTATGCTCTGCGGAATTTATCGTGCTCCGCTCCTTCGACAACGCCGAGGATGTACTCCCGCATATCGTCATCGTGGGAAGTCAAGAGGCTTTCAAACTGCTGCGTGTCAGACACGCCAGAGAAGTTGTAGACAGGGGCGAAGTTGATGGAGATCGGACTGCCCTCTGAGTGTGTGAAGCTGGATGCCGGCACAACTTCCGCCGAGGCGGCGGTGTTCGCGGTGAGTGCTTCATACTCGTTGTACACTGTCCAGTCATGGTAGAACGTCTGCATGGAATTCTCGGACAACCCGGCGGCTTGCTGAATGGCTGCAAAGTCAAGGGCGTTTTTGCTGACGATCTGCGTGAACTGCTGCACTTCATCGAACGCTGCGCGGGTCTCCGGCGCAGTCAGCACAGTTTCGCCGCCGTTGAAGTAGACCAGCTCCGGTCCGTTCTCACCAACGATGGCAAAACCCGGCGCAGCGGATTCCGTACCGACTGCATAGCCGGGGATGTTGCCGCTGTAGCTGCCGCCTGCTCCTGCCAGTGCGGTGGAAGCAGCGGAGGCGATTTTGGAGAATACAGTCTGAACACGGGGGAGCATCCCCTCTGCGCCATCCACAAAGCCCTGAATGGTGGCTTGTGCGCTTTCCTTGGCCTCGTCACTGAGGTTCATGTCTGCCACGCTGTCGGCCACGTTCTGCGCAATCTCGTCCATGGCGTTGCTCATGCCGGTTTCTAAGTCGGCCATGCTCTCGCTGGTAGTTTTCTGCGCCTCCTGCAGTTCCTGATAGTTCTGAACCATCTTTGCAAGGTCAGCGTCAGAGGCCGATGCCATGCCGGCAATGGCGTTCACAGAATCCTTGCTGCCATCAGCAAAGCTGGCAATCACGGCACTCAGACCGTCAATGTCAGCGGCGCGAGCATTCAGGCTCTCAAGATTCTGGTTGTAGCTGTCCCAGTAGGTGATCTGGCTCTCCAGTGCGGAGTTGATGCTGGACGCAGAGGTGGCAACGATTTTTTCGGCGGTATCCCACAGGTCATACTGCCCGCTGACGCTCTTCAAGGCTGCATCATAGGCCTCGTTATAGGCTGAGATGATGCCCTGAATATTATTTTGGGCAGCAGACAGGGCGGCGGCAACATCCTCGGCACTGTCTGCTGCAGAATCCTGTGCATCTGCCATGCCGTTGATTGCGGCCGCTGCTTCCTGATACTCGGTCTGGGCAGCGTCTACCGCTTCCTGATCTTGCGCCATCGCCTCGGTGTAGTTCTCTACCTCTCGCCGGGCAGTCACAAGGTCTGCCGAATAGCTGAGGTATTCGCTGCGCAGCTGCTGCACATCCTCGCTCATGGTGCGCCACGGAAAATCCTGAACAGTACCATAGGTCAGCTTAAACTGTTCGTCCGTCATGCCGAGGGTGGCAAGCAGCTTATCATAGCTGGTAACCATGCCGGCATTGGATTTCTCAACCTTGGCTTTTGCAGCGTTCAGTTTGACCTCGTTCTCTGCGCTTTCGCTTAGCACATCTCGGTATTTCTCATACAGAGTGTTCAGATAGTCCTGCCGAGCTTGCGCCTTTGCATCGGCCACATAAGCGTCTGTGTGCTGGCGCAGGGCTTCGGTGCCGCCCTTGATGGAATCCGTTTCAAGGTCAATGTCATCGGCCAGACTGGGCACCAGCGCAGACAGGCGGGCAAGGGTATCGTGATACTCGGTGTTCCCGGCGGTGTTGCCACCAGTAGCCGCCTCGATGGCCTCCAGCTTGCCGATGTACTGGTCGGCAACGCTGGCAGTTGCCTCCATGCTGGACAAGGTGGTGTCGTAATCTGTGCCGGCCTCTTTCATGGCACTGCCCATGTTCTGAGCCGCGGTGGTCAGTTCCTGCACAGAGGGAATTGTATCGTTAGCAGCAGAGGAAAGCAAAGCCACGACTGCCGCCACACCGCCGGCAGCCAGCGCGGCGGTGCCCAACACAGGGACAACGGTAGTCAGAGTGGGTGCAAGTACCTTGCTGAGTTTAAGGGCAGCATTTACGGCGGTGATGGCTCCGGCCAGACCGCCCAAGGTGACTGTCCCGGCGGCAATGCCCTTGACCACGCCGGGGTTTTCCTCGACAAAGCCCTGCATCCAGCCCAGAACCTGCGCGCCAACATCGTACAGGCCGGACATGGTGGGAGTCAAATCCTCGCCGATGGCGGTTTTCAGGCCGTCAGCGGCAGACTGCATCAGAACCAACCTGCCGTTCATGTTGTCGAGCATGGTGCCCGCCATCTTGTCGGCAGATCCGGCGCAGTTGTTCAGGGCTTCGGTGTAGTCAGAGAACGACTGCTCGCCCTCGGCGGCGGCCTCGCTGCACCCGGCCATGATGGTTTGCAGCTTGGAATACTGGTTTGTGCCAGCAATGGTCTTGGCAAGGTTGGCCTGCTCTTGGTCGGTCAGGTCGCCCCAGACCCCAGCAATCCCGGTAAGGATGCTGGACAGGGACTGCATATTGCCCTGTGCATCGTAGATGTTCACGCCATAGGCCGCCAGTTCGTCACCGCACTTTTTCGTGTTGGTGGCAAGGCGGGTGAAGATGGCGTTCAGGGCTGTGCCAGCCTCGCCGCCCTTAACACCGGCGTTGGCCATAGTAGCCAGGACTGCGGTGGTCTCCTCAACAGAGTAGCCGAGGGAGGTGGCGGTGGATGCACACGCCTTGTATGCCTCGCCCAGCTGGATCACATCCGTGTTGGAGTGAGCCATGGCGTAGGCCATCACATCGACAAAGTGCGTGGTGTCAGAGGCTTTCAGACCAAAGGCGGTCAGATAGTCGGTGACAATATCCGATGCCTGCGCCAAGTCCATGTTGGCAGCAGCAGCCAGATTCAGCACCGGGCTGATGCCCTCCAGCATAGACTGGGTGTTCCAGCCTGCCAGAGCCATGTAAGACAGAGCGTCCGCAGATTCACCGGCGGTGAACTTGGTGGTTGCGCCCATCTCCTTGGCTTTGTCGGACAGGGCTTCCAGTTCATCGCCGGATGCGCCGGACAGGGCTTCGACGTTGCTCATGGATGCTTCAAAATCACCTGCGGTGTTGATGCAGTCCATGTATGCGTCTTTGATTTCGCCGAGGGCTTTTGCGATGCCAGCCGTGGCAAGCACAGATTCAACGGCATCGAGGGCTTCGACAGATTTCTCGCCGAAGCCCTTTGCGCCCTCTCCGGCCTCGTCCATGGTCTTTTTGAGGTCAACCTGCTGGTCTTTCAGCTTATCGACCTCGGTTTCCAGCCGAGTGGTTTCTGCTGTCAGCTGCGTGGTGTCCACGCCAGCTTCCCGCAGGGTGTTCCCGGTGGCAGCCAGACGCTGCTCATAGGTGTGCAGGGAGGTCGTGGTCTTGTCGATCTGCGCCTGCTTGGAAATCAGCTTGTTTTCCAGCGCAGAGGAATAGCCCTCGGTCTCCTGAATCTCTTTCTGGATGTTATCGTACTGCTGCTGCAAGACGGCCAGCCGCTGCTTGGTGGAGTCAACGGCCTGTTGCTGCTTCTGGTACGCGGTTATGTCGGACTGTACTTTGTTCAGCTGCTGGATTCTGTTCTGTGTTTCCACAAGAGCCGACTGTGCAGCCTTGAAGGTGCTGGAGAAGTTGCTGTTCTGTTTGGCGGCAAGATTGAATTGCAGCACCCATTCTTTTAGAGCCATAAAATCCCTTTCTCTTGCCATATTCGATTGTGCTGCACCCGGCGGGTGCAATTATGCCCCTCACCGCGGCAAGAACGGCGAGGGGCATAGTTCTATCAGGGAGTGCGGTCAGAATCCTTTTGGGGCTCACCCCCTTCCTTTCTCTGCTGGTAGGCGGCCCATGCTGCGTCCAGCTTGGCCTCGCCATCCGGCATAGCCATGATCTTGAGATATAACTGTTTGCAGCCTCGTGCAAGTCTGGCAGTGTCCTCTGGTGAAATCTCATCGAGGTGAATGCGAATATCGTTGTCCATAGTTTGCCTCCTAGCATTATGGTGTACAGATTGCACTAGAATGGCGTAACGAAATGCCAAAATTTTCGTACTCTAACTGAGTGAGATTCGGGGTCGACGAGCCCGCTAAGGGCTAGGGTGCCCGTTCACAGTACCTTGAGGAGCGCAGGGCTTGAGGTGGGCTGCCGGGTGTGATAAAATGGCTGCGGGATGTGGTCTGTCAATCGCTCCCGCTTGGCTGCCTTGCGAGTTCGCTGCTTGCATGGCGGCCTTTTGTTTTGCCCTATGGTCTGCCCTTTGTTTGCCGGAACGGAAAGACGATGCTGTTTGCCGGCCGTTTTGAGTCCGAGGTGATGATATCTTTGGCGGCTTGCAGAGCCTCATACCCGCCGGGCAGAGCGAGGATACAAGCGTACAGCTGCATAAAGGCAACGACCAACTGTGCAACATACTCTTGTGTGATACCCTGCGGCGGGGCGTTGCCGGGTTGCTGCGGTGTGCCGGAATTGGGATTGCTCATGTGGTTGCCTCGCTCTCGCTGCCTTTATGGTTCTGATGGCGTGCGGCTCGGTATGCCTCCAACTCGGCCATGAGCTTCGGATCCTGTTGGAACCGCTTATGGTATTCGAGGAAAACTCGACCGGTTCGCTCTGCGACCTCCGGCGGGATCTCGTCCACGTTGACATGGATGTTGGTATTCATCTGTGCCTCCTGTTGTTGAGTGTGGTAAGTGGCTTAGTTGTGCATATACGGCAGCAGCATATGGTAGACCAGCTGCAAAACGTGCACCGGGATGCTCTGGCCGTGCTGCAAGGCGGTTTCGATGCAGGCGATATACTGTGCACCGCTTGCGTCATAGTGGTACGGTTCCCGGCGGCGCGGTTTGTTCTGACTGTGCTTCATGTGTGTTCACCTCCCTTCCAGTTCACTCGTGACGGCGAGAAAGCGCTGGCGGGTCTTGTCGAAGGTCAAGGGAATTTCGCCAATTTTGCCTTCCTTATTCTTGGCCAGAATGGCTTGATACTCTTCCTTGTCAGCAGACAGGAGCAAAATAGCGTCTGCATCCTGTTCCAGCTGGCCGGATTCCTTCAGATCGGCGGTGCTGGGGGATGCGTGTGCAGCGTTGCGGTTCAGCTGGGCCAGAGCTACCACAAGTATTCCTGTGGTCTGTGCCAGTTCGTGTAGGGCGATGGAAATGCTGGTGATTTGCTGGTATCGGTCTTTTGCCTTGCTGACGGTTAGCAGCTGCAAATAATCGATAAAAATAACCTGTGCTTTCATTCGCTGGGCCTGTGCCTTGATCCATCCCGTGCCCTTGCCGGATGCAGAGCGGATGAACAGCGGCAGCTTGTGCAAATCTGCAAGACTATCAAGGTCAGACTGTGGAACGGTCTTGGCTTTTACATCGGCCAGTGGGACCGCCAGACGGTTTGCGATGATGCGGGCGGCAAGAGTGTCCGGGCCGGTTTCCAGCGAGAAATAACACACTCTCAGCCCTCGCCGGGCCATCTCACAAGCCATCTGCAAGGATAAAGCCGTTTTGCCTGCGCTGGGTCTGCCGCCGATGATGAACAGGTTACCGGGCGACAAATGCAGGTGCTTGTCCAGCACCGAGATACCGCTGGGGATGTACTTTGGCTTTTCATTCAACTTGCGGACATAGTTGTCTACCAGATCCCCGATAGGCTTAAAATCCTGATCCTCCCGGTCAAGAGTCAAGGCTTCGCCCATTTTGCTGTACAAGTCGGGTAGGTCTGCAAAGGTGGTCAGGCTGCTGCCTGCCTGAAGGGCCAAACTCTGGAACTGGGTCAAGGCGGCCTGTTCTCGAATGAGCTGCGTCCAGCTCTCCACGGTTTCACGGGTGATGCGGATGCATTCTGCTTCACACGCCTGTGCGCATTCCACAATGGCCGTGCTCTGCTCAGGGTATCGGGCACAAGCCTCCACAGCGTCCAGCTTCCCGGTCGCATTCCAAAAGCCAGACAGGGCGGCGAATACTGGTTGAAGATCCGCCGGGAAATATTCGATTTCCAGTTCTGGCAGAGAATAGGGTGCTAGGTCGGGCTTTATGAGCAGGGCACCCAGTAAAATTTTGTGTGTGTTCATGTTAGTACCTCCATTTTCTTTTCCTGCGGCGGTTCAGGCTTCCGCCGGGCCTCCCGGCGGGCTTCTACATCGCCCAATGTGCGCACCCCATCAGCCTGCCAGCCTTTCAGAATGCCGTCAACATAGCGCCACTTTCTCACGCCGTTTTCTGCGGCTTCATCAATGGCCTTGCAAATCAGCTCAGTTGAAAACGCTTCCCGGTAGCGTTGTAGCTTGTCCAGCGCAGAGCGGGGAAACTCGCCTATCTCGGCCTGAAAATGCTGTACGATCTGAGCAAGGTCTGAATCTGTCCGGGCTGCTGTTGTGGCGGCTTTCTTACAACTTCTTCCTGAGCTATGCTCTGCTATGCTATGCTGGGTTGTCACTTGGTTGTCAGATGGTATACCAATGGTATCCATTTGGTTGCCAGTTGGTATACCAAGGTTTGCCAAAATATAACGTTTGTTCGCACTTTCTTCAAGCTGCGCAAGTTCGTTTTGAAACGCAGTTGGTTTGTATCTGTCATTGCGTAAATTGTTGTTGGCTTTCCAATCGGTGATAACGAGCACTTTTGAAGGGAAAGAAATGACATATCCGGCGGTTTCCAAGGGCTTCAAATCACGAGCGGTACAGCCAATAGAACGGATAATGGCGCGGGGGTTTGCTACAAACCCATCATCATCACCCTGCATACCAAGATGAAAGTACAGGGCCTGCGATTTCAGTGGCAATTCCAGAAAGCTGTCTGTTTCAGTCACTGAACTTGAGAACATTCGTTTTACAGCCATTCGCTTACCTCGCCACCCGGCGGATACCGCCCACAGCTTCACTCTGTTCCGCCGGGACTGGATCGCCTCGCTCAAAATACTGGGCCAAGCTGTTCATATTCACGAGCCAGCGGTGACCGGCCACAACGTACCTGATCTTGCCTGTCCGGCAGAGGGTCCGAATATAGGTCGGCGGTAGACCGTAGATGGCGGCGGCGTCCTTCACGGTTTTCATGACCGGGTATCGGATTAAATTTCCCATTCGATGCACCTCCTTGGTGTTGCTTGAAAGTTGATTTTTGATGCTGTGTCAGCAGTAAAGCACAAATTGAAAAATAATGCAATACCGATAAATTTCGATTAAAAATTGATGCCATGAACCATTGTTGAAATGAAGTCCTTTGCGTCAAAATCCATCTGGTGTCATCTGGTGATATCCAATGTCACGCTTTGCAACGGATTACCTTGTTTTGCAATAGATTTACAGAGGGATGCCCACCTGATTTATGGATAAATGCTGCTGATTTTGCACATCAAAAAATAGTGATGAAATTCATTCATCAATACAATGAATGAAAGTGATTATAACTTGGCCGAAGAACTAAGCTGCTGAATGATTTGGATGATTGCGGCCTTATCATCATCGGGAAGCTCCCGGCGGAGTTTTCTGGAAAAAGTTCCATCGGTCACACCGATAGCCTCGGCAACCTGCCAGAGAAAAACGCCAGCCGATGCAGCGGCCTCCCGGATGTCTTTGTTTGACTGCGCCTGTTTTAACATAATATCAACCTTTCTTCTCGTTGACGTTGACAATAGAACGTCAGCAAGATATAATTTTGGGTGAACAAGCCTTGTTGCTGTTCTCGTTGATGTAATTATAAACTTTTGGAGAACAAAAGTCAATTAAGTTCTCTAAAACGGAACAAACGGAGGCGAATAGCTGTGGCAGTAGAGGAAAAGCGAAATATAAACGAAGATTTTGGAAACAGACTAAGAGAAATCATTGAAAAGAGAAAGAAAGAAACAGGACAGAATCTTCGGGCTGTGGCAAAGGATTTGGATGTGTCGCTTGGTGTCCTGTCAGATTGGCAAAACGGAAATAAGACCCCACGAGGGGATTCTATTGCGAAGCTTGCCAAGTATTTTGGTGTATCAGCGGATTACCTGCTGGGTTTGACGGAAGCCCAAACGGTAGACACAGATTTAAGGGCGGTTGCTGATTATACGGGACTGACGGAAAATGCGATTTTGGCACTCAAAGATTCGGAAATGTTTGAGTGTTACGATAGAAGTCAAAAGAAAATATTGTCTGATATGCTTTCAGATGAAAGCTGTTTGCACCAAATTGTAAATAGCATTTATCTTTACTTGAAAGCAACTGAAGAACAGGTGCATGAAGCAGAGGAACTGTTGAAAGGGGAGGCGGAATTGGATTTAAGAGGTGCTGATTCATCAGATATGGAACTTTGCCTGTTCAGAGCATCAAGAGCGGTCGAAGACTATATGAAGCATCTGAAGCATGAAAAACTGAAAAAACTGTCTGTTGAGGTGGATATAGAAAATCTGTAAAGCAGAAATGCTGATGCGAGGAAAACAGTATGGCGAAAATCATAAAGCGCACAAAGAAGGACGGCACCTGCTCCTACTGCATCCGGGTCTCCAACGGCTATGATCGGCAGGGCCGTCAGGTGCTGGTAAATCGCACTTTCACTCCCCCGCCGGGCTTGACCGGGAAGAAGCTGGAAAAGGAGCTGCAACGTCAGGCGGATGCCTTTGAACAGGAAGTGCACAGCGGCATTTCGTTGGATGCGTCCATGAAGCTGGATGATCTGATAGAAAGATGGTTCACCGAGTATGCAGACCGCCAGTTGAAGCCCAAGACGGCCACCGAATACAGAAAGCTGGTGCCGCGTGTGTCGGCGGCTCTGGGTCACATGAAGGTCAACCAGATACGCCCGGCGCACCTCATGGCGTTCTATGCGAACCTGTCCGAGGACGGAGTGCGTCAAGATTCCACCTATACGGCAACGGCTGCGCTGCTGAAGCTGCTGCCGAAAGGCCAGCGGGCAAGGATCCGGGAAACCGCCGAGGTGGGCGAGGAAACCATGCGGGGGCTGTGTAGCGGCAAGCCTGTCAGCCGCAAGACCGCCGAGAAGGTGGCCGATGCCGCCGGGCTGCCCCTGTCCAAAGCATTCACCGAGAAGGTCAGGGCGGGTGGTAAGCTGGGCGGCAACACGCAGCTGCACTATCACCGCTTCTTGTCCAGTGTGTTTGAAAAGGCAGTCAAGTGGCAGCTGATCGATGAAAACCCCTGTCGGCGCACAGAAGCCCCCAAAGCGGCAGAAATCGAAGTGGAAGCATTGCAGGAAGAGGACGTTGCAAAGCTGCTGGAAGCCCTGCAGGACGCGCCAGCACAGTACAGCGTTATCACACAGCTGGCCTTGCTCACAGGTGCCCGCCGGGGCGAGATATGCGCCCTGCGCTGGTCGGACATTGATCTTGACGCGGGTGTGATCTCCATCAACAGGACGGTGCAGAACATCGCCGGGCGCGGCACGGTGTTCACAGCACCCAAGACAAAACGCTCCCGGCGATGCATTAAGATAGGCCCGGAGTGTGTGCAGCTGCTGCGGGAGTACCGCCAGCACCAGAAGGCCGAACGGTTCAAGGTCGGCTCTGAGTGGATGCGCCGGGTGGAGATCGAGAACGGCAAGACAGTGGACAACGACCTGCTGTTCACTCGCTGGAACGGTCAGCCGCTCGACCCCAACGCGGTTACAAGCTGGTTTCCGGGCTTTCTGGCCGCCCATGATCTCCCGGCGGTTCACTTCCACAGCCTGCGCCACACCAACGCCAGCTTGCTGATAGCGGCCCACGTGCCTGTCACAACAGTTTCGGGCCGTTTGGGCCACGCAAAGACCAGCACCACCACGGATATTTACGCCGGGTTCATCCGCTCTAGCGATGCGGCGGCAGCGGACGCACTGACGGACGTTTTCAGCCGTATCAAGGAAAAGTCCCACGCATAACAAAAGATGGCTCACAGGGACGTTTCTGCCGCCCTCGTGAGCCATCAACTTTTTTGCCTTCTTCATAGTGTCCGTTTTATAGGATTATATGCCCTCTGGAAAGTGCCTTAAAAGTGCCTTGTTTTACAGAAATAAAGAGAAACGAATGTGCACGTAGAGAAATAAAAACAACGATAAATCTATATAAATAGCGACAACCAGAAACATGGAAAACCGTACAAAGGCCCTCTACGAATCAGTAGGCCGGGGGTTCGAGTCCCTTCCATCGCACCAGAAAATGCCGTGAAATCGAAAGATTTCATGGCTTTTTTGTTTTTCTGGCAGGGTCTGCACACTTTTGCACATCTCCTGCACACTTTACAAAAAAGCCATGAACTCTTTGCATCGCTTGCACAGCGTGTATTTCGCTGCACAAAAAAGAGAATTTTACGCGAAGAGCACCCGCGTCAGCTCGCGGCGTTCCTCTGCGTCCATCTGCCGGATGGCTTCAAGGATCATTTTACCCGTGATTTTTGTTGCCACCGGCGTTTTGTTTTCCGGGGGTTCCTGCGGCTTTGCACCTGCCACATCCTGCGAGTAGAAGTCGGCTTCGATCTTCTCGGTCAACTCCAACCGGGGCTTATCCTGCGTGTGGGCGTAGGTGTCCATCAGGACGGTGGCGGTTGCATGGCCGGTGTTGCCCTGCACCGATTTGAAGTCACCGCCAGATTGCAGCAGCTGGTAGGTGGCACTGGAGTGGCGCAGACCGTGGAACACGATCTTCTCAAACTCCGGGTGCTCCGTCCTCCACATACGGTACCACTTGGTCAGAACGTCCGGGGCAATGGGTAAGCCGTCTGGTAAGCGGAACAGCTGACCGCAGTTGCTGTACTTTTCCGGGGCGCTCTGCTCGTCCTGCTTCATCTTTTCCAGCCATGCCAGAAGCTCCTCTTTCAAGGGCTTGGTCATGTACAGGATGCGGTTGGACTTTTTGGTCTTAGTCCGCTTAAGGATCAGCGAGGACTTACTCCCCTCCCGTCTGTCCGGGAAGGTGTGGTAGATCTGGGTGGGGTCGATCTTGGACAAGGCGACCTTGTCGGCACGCTGCAGGGCTTTGTTCACCGAGATGGTTCCCCGTCCGTCTGCTGCATCAAAGTCGAGGTCTCCCGGCTGCAAGCCGAGGATCTCACCCTCTCGCAAGGAAAGGATCATGCTCATGTGCACAGCCAGATGCAGGGCAGGGTTCTCGATGGTCTGCAGCGCTGCCAACATGGTGCGCTCATCCCAGATGGTGCGTTCTTCGGTATTGATCTTGGGGGCTTCACGGGGAGTAAGCGATTTGTGGATCAGATCCCAGTCAACGGCATACGAAAAGGCGGTCTTCAGGAGCGTGTGGACTTCGTGAATGGACGTGCTGGATAACAGCCGTTTCTTCTGATTTTCCGTCAGCTCCTGCTTCACACCGTGCACATACTGCCCGCAGGGGGTCTGGCTCAGGGTGGCGTAGAACTGCTCAATGTCGTAGGTGCGGAGGTCTTGCACCTTCCGCTTTCCGATATACGGCACGATGAGGTTCTGCACCATCGCCACAGATTGGGTGTAGGTCTTGGGAGACCACTTGTGTTTGCTGGACTGAATGGGGATCCACTTGTACAGCATCTCCTCGACCGTCATGGTGTCGGGCACGAGGAAGGTACCATCCAGCAGTTCCTTCTCCACCGTGATCTTGCGCTCCTGCGCTTCGGCCTTGGTCTTGAAGGTTTCCCAGCCCTTGCAGGGCTTGCCAGCATGATCTTTGTAGTTGTATCGGACGGAATACGTGTTGCCACGTTTCATAATAGATGCCATAGATATTCCCTCCCTCAGACCGCTGCAAACCAATCGTCAAAGCTCTGCTTGCTTACCCGGATGCTGGTACCGAGGCGGATCACCTTGAAATCTTTCGTGGTGTTGCACAGATTGTACGCAGCACGGTTGGAGATCGCCAAAAGCTGGGCGATCTCCTCCACCCGGTAAACGAGCGGGACGTGTCGGACGGTTTTGCTGGTCTGGTCAGAAGGTTCTACGGCAGGGGTTTCGGACAATTTCATTGTAGGGGATTCGGGCGCGATTTTCAAGTCCTCACGGGTCAGTTTAGCGGAATTTTTGCGGACATTCGTCATAGGCATGTCTCCTTTGCACTTCTCCAGACCCGGCGCAGTTCCGGTTGAACTGCACCCTGTGGGCCGGTAAATATGTAAGGGCCTGCCGCTCCTGACCCGAAGCAGCAGCCCAAAAAAGTGCAAGAACTTGAAATTACGCGCCCCACGCGCCCCAAACCGCACAAAAGTACCTTCCTGTGTTGATTTTATAGGGCGCATGGCTGAATTGTATGCGCCCTTTTGGGGCGCATCTTGCCTTCTCTCCCGCCCCGAAGGGCGTGTTGCCGCCCCGCATCCGCCCGGAAAGGGCAGATGCGCGCCCGGAGAAAACAGCGATAACAGGTAAAAACTGCTGATTTGGGGCGCGTGGGGCGGGAGAATTTCACTTTTCGTGTGTTTTATGTCGCAGCAAAGGCGGGGTGGACGCATACGCCCCGGAAGCCGCGGTACTTTCCCTCGATGTGCTTGGAGAAGGTCAGGCTATACTTCCCGGCGTTTTTCAGCAGGAACTGGCTGAACTTCTTTTGCGGAACAGGCGATTCCAGATT